GGTGATTTGAATGTATCCGCGACCTTTGTACTTTGCGCCATCACCTGCTTTAGTATTACCTAATATTTTGGCTTTCCTAGGAGCATACTTAGGATCATACTTGCGGAAGTCTAAACTGCCACCATATTCTACCATGCTCTTAAAGTCGTGACTTTCATGAGCAACTTGCGATAAGAATGCAGCAAGTTCTGTACCTTTAATTCCAGCAGCGGTAGCAGTTTTAATTAAAAACTTTTCGTGTGCATTGATCGTAATAGGTTCATCTTTTTTAACTTGAGGCTTTTTGGCCTGTGGGGTTTCTTCTTCAGCAGTATCCGGAACTTTTACCATTTGACCTAATTGCAGTTTGGTATTTTGATCAAACCCATTTAGCTTGTATAGTACTGCTGGAGTAGTATCATTTTGTCTAGCAATAGAATAAACAGTATCACCTTTCTCAACAGGTTGTTGGACAATGTTGCCAGCATTGGCGCCTAAGGTGGCAGCTCCTAGTGTAGCTCCTGCTACCCAATCTTTCCATCCTTCCTCTACATCAAATTCTTTGCCTTTAAGTTTAGTACCTGTATATTGTTGTACAATTTTCCAAACTTCTTTGTCTTTCTTTTGCTTAATCAGTTGTTTAACTTGTGTAACTAAATCACTAGGCGCAGTTGAGAAAAATTTCATCAACTCCATTATACCTATGTTACCTTCATAAGACGCTTCTAGTTGTCTTATACGACTTTCACTAAGTCCTAGATTAAATAGCACATTAGTTGACTTGCCTTTTACCTTTTTGCTTAGTGTAGGCGGACGTCCGTCTTTGTCTACGGTGTTGCCAAACTTAGCTGCTTGAGTTTTGATTTCACCAGAGCCTACATCTACAGTAGTGTTAACACCTTTTACAATTCTGCCATCTTCAAATATTTCACGTAATCTCATTTCTTGCGTCCTCTAAATTGCTCACCTGTTAGGTAGGGTTTGGAGAACCAAAGTTGAAACCATTCTTTATCACCTGGGCGTATATTTTCTTTGCGTTGTATCTCAGCTTTTTCGGTTCCAGTAATACTTATGTTACTGCCACCGTATGGAGTTAGCCCTTTGAACTCGTTGATGCCGGCAAGTTTTTTAAGGGTATCTAAATCCATTACTTCTTGACCACACCTTCCGCTGGTACTGCATCTCTAATACCCATACCTTGTCTAACAGCAGCATACATTTCATCTGCAACTTCTTGTTGTGGCACACCTTGTTTAAATGATTCTAAATCACCTTCAGCAGCCGCAGCTCGCATCTTACTTGCACTCATGCCCTCGGCACCATCTGCATCTGGATCACGTTCGCCTGCACTTACTACTTTAATTGATTTAAAATTATATTCTTTACCGTTGTAATCGTTTAATAGTTTTTCAAAACTTGCAACACGATCGCTACCTGCAACATAGATTAAATTATCATAACCTAGTGCGTCAATTTTTTGTAGTGCTTGTATAATAGTTTTAACTTCAGGATTACCAATTGTAACCTCTGGAAAGAAAAACTTTGCATAGCGTAGTTTATCCTCAAATGCTAGTGGATCTGTTTTAGGCTTTTGACTTTGGCTTAAAAAAATATAAGGATCACCACCTTGTGATACAACCGCATCTACTAGTTTAGCATGCCCGATAGTAGGTGGGTTCATACGACCAAATGCCATTACCGCAGTTGTTTCGGGTGCTTCAAATATTTCTCTTAATCTCATTTGTAGTCACCTTGTTTAATTTCGTCTATACCTTCACCAAATAGTTTGTCAAGTAGTGCATCTCTGTCTGCTTGACTAAACACATCCTCTGGTGAATGTCCTAGATCATATTCTGCACAGTAGCGATTAATACCTTTTTCAACTACTGGACCTAAATGCTTTTTACGATCAATGTCTTTGCCTGCACGGTGTAGATCAGCAATACGACTCATTACAGGAAAAAGTTCTTTGCGATAAAACTGTGGATCATTACGCATCCAAACACTAGTGTCATCGACTAGATCATAACCTAGGTCTTTATCGTCTTTTTGATCTATCTCAGTCACTTCAAATATTTTCATGTTATTCTCCTACAACATCTGCTGTTGCAATAATCTCTTTAGTAAAGTTTTCAACGCCATACTTATTGATGGCATTTTTAATACCTATACCACTACCCATATAAGAATCATTTACATTTTTAGTAGCGTTACGTCCAATGTAATATTTTCCATTAATTTGGTTAGTTATTTTATATATGGTATAATGCATTACCATTTCCGGCAACTCCAGTAACGTGCGCCAGTACGTGGTCCTGGATTATCACAATTGTGTCTAGCACGGAAACTTCTTCTACGTGCTGGGTTTGATTTCTTAATACGCATATTAGGATCACCAAAGTTAACTTTAACTATGTTGCCCTTAGGATTCTTTACGTATACTTTAAACTTCTTAACATCGCCTTGCATAGGTTTACCTAGCGAAACTTTACGGCCTTGATATTCTGCTTCGTCTAGCTCGTCATCTTCGTTAAACCACATGTCACCAAATTCTTCATAGAAGTCATTGCCATCTAGAGTAATTTCTTCTACAACTTCTTCATCAACGGGAAATTCAATATCAAAGTCGTCACATCCACATTCAAACATATAGTTTGCTAGGTTGTGTGCATACTCGTCTGCTTCTTCGTTTGTTAATTGTCTCGGCAACGGAATTTGATATACACTGGCACCTTGTGCTGATTCGTGCAATTCGCTGCCTGGAAAGATACTTTCGTCTAAACTTTCGTTTAAACTATTATTTTTTTCCATTACTACGTATACAAAATGTTCCATAATACTGCCTTAATGATTTAATCTAATGCTATTAACAGTACCATCTGTATATGTAATTACTGCTCTAATCCAAACATAGTTACCAGTAAAGTTAGTAATTACTGAAGTAGTTGTTCCGGTTTCACTGACTACTGGATATGCTTGTGTATATACAGTAAACCAATCAGCATCAGCAGGATCAACTGCTAAAGTTGCTTGTATTGCAACTGTACCAATAAACCCGTCTATGTCGTATTGTATCGTGTGGAAACCATCACTACGTCCGTAGTAACCGTCTCCTCTATATTTTGTTCCGGTTACAACTGTTGGTGTGCTGTCCCCTGGGTGCGTATTTGCTGATAAGATTGTTTCACTGTTTGCCATATAACTATTTATCAATATTTGTATTGTATACTAATTTGTCTATTCGCGACAGTTTACCAACAAATAAATTTAATAGTTGTATTATCTTATCATCTCTAGCATAAAAATACATACCTCGAACGTAACCTCCGCGTTCGATAGTTTCTAAACACGTATTACCTGCTTTAACTTTGTCAGAATTATTTCTAATCCAGTTGGCTAAATTTTTATCACAAGAATACCCCAATGTAACTTTATATAGATAGTCGGCAGGGCGATTAACTAAAATAATATTTTTATCCAGTATAGATACGTTACCAGCTTTGGGTTCCCATAGTTCTTTAGAAGATTTAATCTTTAAAGCTAGCATCGCTAACCAATCGTAATCATGTGAGTATATTTGCATATATGGATTAGATATACGAAGTTTAAAATCACGTTGTTTACAAAACTCTATGTAAATATTTTTAGCTTCAAAGAATGTATCAAGGTCAACTGGATACTTATATCCATACGAGCCCCTTGTTAGGGGCTCGTTTGAATCGTATTTTTGTTGTAATACATCTAGTTCTTCTTTCGCATTTGAAAGATTTTTATCTCTAAACAAATACGAAAGTCCGTTTACTACAACTAGTTTATATAGATACTCGTCATAAAACAGTTTAGTAGTTTCACACTTGATCAACAGTTTCATTAACTTCCACCTTGAGTACAATAGCATTGTCAACTACATCAATAGTCAAATTGCCTCCGTCTTTAAGTTTTCCAAACAGTAGTTCTCTTGCAAGTGGCATTTTAATTTCTTTATCAATAACACGTTGCAACGGACGAGCACCCATCTTAGGATCAAATCCTTTGTCTACTAAGTAGTCAAGTGTTTCGTCAGTAATAGAGATTTTAACACGTTTGTCTTTAACTTGGTCTTTAAGTTCAACAAGGAACTTACCAACAATTTTAAGCATGATCTCTTTACCAAGTTTAGCAAATGTAATCACACCGTCTAAACGATTGCGGAACTCTGGACTAAAGAATTTCTTAAGAGCTTTATCTTCGTAAGAATTATCTTGGAAGTCTCCGCCGAAGCCGATGCTATTCTTCTCTGAATCAGCAGCACCTAAGTTAGTAGTAAGGATTAGTACACAGTTACGTGCATCTGCTTCTTTACCATTAGATCCTGTGATCTTACCATTGTCCATAATTTGCAACAAAATTTGACTAACATCAGGGTGTGCTTTTTCAATCTCGTCTAGTAGTAATACACAGTTAGGATTTTCTTGCAACTTAACAATAAGTTGTCCTGCACTATCTTCGTGACCAACATATCCTGGAGGCGACCCAATCAGCTTACTTACACTGTGTTTCTCTTGATATTCACTCATATCAAAGCGTACAAGTTTAACACCTAGGTTAGTAGCAAGTGCTTTTGCAGTTTCAGTTTTACCTGTACCAGTTGGACCCATAAACACAAAACTACCAATAGGCTTGTCTGCTGATTTTAACCCTGCTTGTGCAACAAGAATCTTATCAACAATACTTTCAACTGCCTTATCTTGCCCGTATACTTGACGTTTGATGTTACGTTCAAGATTAGCAAGATTTTCAGTTTCTCTTTCGCTTACTTGTTCTTCAGGCAAGTTAACTGCTTTAGCAAGTTCGTATTGGATCTCAAATGCATCCACAATTTTATCACCGATTACTTCTTTCAGATTAAAACGTGAACATGCTTGGTCTATTAAATCAATTGCTTTATCAGGCAGCTTCTTATCTGCTTGATATTTTACTGAAAGTTTAATTGCTTCGTCAATTGCTGCTTCAGTAATAGTAGTTTTATGATAGTCTTCGTAATACTTTTTAAGACCAAGCAAGATATCTTTAGTCACACTTGCTGTAGGCTCATCAACTGTAACACGTTGGAATCGACGCATCAATGCACGATCCTTTTCAAAGTACTTGCGATATTCTTCCCAAGTGGTAGATGCAACAACTTTAATGTTACCTTTGCTCAATGCAGGTTTTAACATGTTAGCAAGGTCATTAGCACTATTACCTCCGCCCGCGCCTGCTCCGCTAATCATGTGTGCTTCGTCAATAAACATAATAGTTTTGCCTTTTTTCTTTAAGGCTTGAAGGACTAGTTTAAAACGTTCTTCAAAGTCACCACGATATTTACTACCAGCAAGCATACTACCAATGTCTAGATTATAAACATTGTAGTCTTGTAGGAATGCAGGAACAGTTTTCTGTTCAATGTTAAATGCTAGGCCTTCTGCAATAGCAGTTTTACCTACACCCGGATCACCAACTAGCAATACGTTGTTTTTATTACGACGACCTAATGCAAGAGCAATTGCATCCAATTCTTCTTTACGTCCAATAACTGGATCAATAGTTTTCTTTTTAACTTCGTCGTTGAGATTAGTTGTAAATGATCGCAGAGCTTTAGCTGCTGCACCGCTCATTTCTTCTTCTTCTTCGACTTCCACTTCGCTACTTAGATAGCTAGCAAACTTATCCTTGTCAATACCTGCTTGATCACAGTAGAATGCTGCGTGAGATTTCTTCTCACTGATAATGCTTAACATCACATCGCTTAGTTCAATATGACTACGACCATTAAACAGCGTCTGTGTAAACGCACGATTCAAACAGCGTTCGACAGTTTGTGTCTTCTTAGGTTTAAATTTTTCAACTTCTGTTTTAATGTCGTCGCAACTATTTTTTAGATAATGTTCTAGATTAGATTTTAGATAATCAGGATCAGCACCGAACCCTTTAACTAGATTGTAAAAGTTTTCACTGCACAACATTGAGAACAACAAATGCTCTAGTGTAACATATTCATGTTTTAATTTCTGAGCATCTTTGACAGCCTTATCAAATACTAGTTGTAGATCTTTACTTGGTTCAACCATTTGCATGTTCCTTTATTAATTTCTTTTGTTTCTTCTTAGCCATTGATAATTTTAATTTACTTGTTCTATCAGTAAATTCAATTCCTTGAAGATGATCATATTCGTGTAAGAAGCAACGTGCATCTATCCCACTAAACTGTAGTATACACTCTTTTGCATCAATGTCAAGAAACTGCGCCACCAAACGTTTAGGTCTATTAACATTTAATATTAATCCTATGTGACTTAAACATCCTTCTTTCCCTGTAACTGTGTCTTCGCTAATTTCTAATATAACAGGATTAATTACTGCAAAAGGTTTAGTAACTTCTGCATGTTCAACGGGTCTCATAACAAAAATCTGTGCATCTAATCCAACTTGATTAGCAGCAAGCCCGAGGCCATTCTTTGCCATCATTATTTGACACATCTCTCCGGCAATTTGTTTAGCATCCATTGTTTCAAATTCAAAAGGTTTTACAGCCTTGTTTAAAAAATCATTAGGAGAGCTTATTAATTTCATCTTTTATATCCTTTAGTCTTTGTAATATTTCTTCGTCTTTTATTTTTGGAATGTCTGCTTCAACTTTGATATGTGCATTACCTGGCCTTCTTGTATTTACATTAGGCACACCTTGTCCTGATATACTAAAGACTGTTCCGGGCTTAGTTCCTTTTGGTATAGTTAAACTAAAATGCTTATTTGCAGGGGTTGATATTTCTATGTTAGTTCCTAACATTAAATCAAATACAGAAATGTTTTCTGTTGTAATAATATTATCATTATCTCTAGTCCACTTTGGATGAGGTTGAACTTTAATATTAAGAACTAAGTTTCCTCTTGGCACTTGCGGGAAACTATCATCTCCCATACCACCAAATCGAACACTATCATTTTGTTTCACGCCTGGCGGAACAGCAGCATCTAGTATTTCTGTTTTTCCGCTAGGAAGTCTATATTGTATGTTAACAGCTTTTCCAGTAAACAATTCTTCAAATGTCAGTCTATATTCTATTGTAACATCTCTATTGCGGGGTTGTCTACTCTGTTGGCCACCAAACCCAGGATTTGTGCTATATTGACGGAACAAATCTTCAAACGAACCTGTATTACCCCCAGCATTAAATCCTCGACTATTATTAAATTTAGGTTGAGGATTGTCGTATTCTGAACGTTTTTGCAGATCACTTAGTGTAGCATACGCTTCTTGAATTTGTTTGAACTTAGTATCATCACCGCCATTGCGATCAGGATGGTGCTGCATCGCAAGTTTGCGATATGCTTTTTTTATTTCTTCTGGAGTAGCGTTGCGAGCAACACCTAAAAGTTTGTAATAGTCCATGCAATTACTTATCGTACGGACTATTACATTTAGTTAGTAATGATTACTTGTTTGTCATTGCTTCTTTAGCATAGAACGCTGCTACAATTGCCGCAACAGATACAAAGTAAGTAGGTGCCATTCCGCCTAGTGTAGTTGCTGCTTCGTTGAGACCCATGAATACTGCACCTACAACTGCAAACGGGTATAGTAACATACCAAATAATGCAAACCATGCCATGTTACGCTGTGCATCACGCATAGCATCTTGATCTTCTAAACGCTTACGTTTAAACTCTAGATCCATTGCTGCTTCAGCTTTGGTAATATGTCCATCACCGTTTGCATCCATAGTGGTTGCAACTTCACTGTCCATTGTAATTGTTTTCTTCTCAGCCATTATTTCTTTTCCTCGAGTTTGTTAAGACGTGCTTCGAGCTCGTCGATCTTTTTAGTAACATGAGGATATTTTTGACGCCACGCATCTTCAGGTTGGTCAAACCAAGTCAAACTGTATCGATCTCTTAAGAAATCTAATAGTTGATCAAACTTAGCATAGCACCATAAGCCTGCTCTAGTGTCTTTAAAATAAGCTAAGAATGCCGCTCCAAGAAGTGATCCTAGTATTGCTGTGTATATCCAGAGAGTATCTCCAAATATCCTATCGATCATTTCAATCATTAATCGCCCCCATTGCTAACGTATAACGCCCTCACGTTATATGCTATTATTTAGTTGTTATTATACTCTAAAACTTTTACCTTAGCTGATCAATTCATATCGTGCAGTTGCTTTATTAAACATCACCAACCCCTGTTTTACTAGGGCAAAGACAATACTCTCAGATTTGGCATGTAGTTTATTATGTTCTGCTACATTAGTCAGCAACAACTTTTACCTTTTATTAGGCTGTTAAATACGAAAGCTACTGCCGCAACCACAACGATCACGCTCGTTGGGATTCCTAAACTCAAATCCTTCATTGAGTCCATTTCGAACATAATCAACCACCAGTCCCTGCATATACACCAGGGATTTTGGATCTATCACTACT